CCTGAACAGTCAATAGGAAATCTTAGATATGAGTTACCAGCCCAAACAACTTCTCCATTTGCATTTAGGTTTGCACCATTATGAAAACGATACAAAGTATTAGCACCATGTAATGCTGTCTTTAATTGAATAGAAAATAATTCAATAACAGATCCAGGGCTTGTTGACTGTAATACTGAAACTGGTATTGCCATTATGGTTCAAACACTTGTTCAAAACTTGCTGTAACTCTATTTCTATCTATATCAAACATTTCTCTACTGAAACTTCTACATATCCATTTATAGCTTGTAGTTTCATCAGGTGGTGACCAATCAAAGGAAGTACCATTTTTAGCTTCATTTTCTAAAAAAGTTTCTATGACATCAGCATCAGAGTCTTTTACATTGAAAGTTAAGTTCCAAACTTTTGGATCTTGATTCAAACCAAAGGTTGTTCTTTGTTGGTAGCCATCTCCAAATTGAGTAATACGTTGAATAGGAGCACTACGTTTTGTAGCAGAATATTGTGGATTGTAACTAGGAAAAGTAGCCATTATCTTGAAAGTAAACCTCCAGGTCTTTGTTGTTTCAACAGTTCTCCTTGCACAGCAACAGAGATTAACGTGCCAATTTCTTTAGCTGCTGCTTCATCACCTTGAACATCTGAACCTGATGCGTCCACATTAACAACAACACTTGTATTATTGCCACCTCCAAGTTTGTTATTTGGAATTATGTTACCTGATGATCTTGGAACGAATAGTTCTGGACCTTTCTCTCCTACTATTGAGGGTCTGTTAACAGGAGGTCTACCACCATCTGCAAAATTTAAAAATCCTAATAAACCACCTTTCTTATCTGCTTTAGTTCCTAGTATTGAACCAAACAATGCTTGATTGAGTGCTACATCTAAAAATCTATCAGCGACATTATTCAAAAGATCAGACAAGGTAGATGTACCTTTAATCAACCCTTTTATGCCTTCTTTTATATCGTTTTGAATAGTTTCACCAACTGATTTAAAAGCTTCTGCTACTTTATCTGTTTCAGTAAAAAGTTTTTCGGTTAAATTTAAAGTTTCTTTTTTTCCTTCATTATGCTTATCAATTTCTGCTTCTATCTGTATTTCTTTTTCTAAAACTTTTTCTAAAACTTCATCAGAAGCCTTTTCATTTGCTAATTTATCAAATTCTGCTTGTGTTTGTTTTAATTTTTGTTGTAAAAGTTCTTCTTCTTTTTCAAATTGCAACTCAACTTGAGCTAAAGATTTAGCAAGTTCTTTATTAACACCTCCTTTCATTATTTCAGCAGTCCTTTCATTTAACTCAAATTCTTGTTGTTTTTTAAGTAATAAATCATCAGACTTAGATGTAATTTTATCTGTTTCAACACTAACTTGTTTTCTAATAGCAAATAATTTTTTTTCTATATCCAATTCTTTTTGTTTTAAACTTAATTCAATACTTTCTGTAGGAGATAAAGGATTTATAAAAGCATTTACTCCTCTTGTTTTTTCATTTATAGCATCTTGTCTGTTTTGTAGATCTTGAGCTTCTGTATCACCTAAAGCCGCTTCAGCTTTTACAACTCTATTCGCATCAGCTTGTTCTAATACTTTATTTATTCCTGTAATTGTATTAATAAAATTTAAAAAACCAGCCGTCAATGCTTGTAATTTTGTTAAGGCTAAAGCAAATTGACTACCTAAAATTCTTGTACTTTCTCCAAATTTCTTTAAAGCGTCAACACCACGTTGTCCAATTTCTGCTGACATAATTTTTTGTGCAGCAATAAAAGCTGCTGTTTTACCTTTTAATTCTTCAATTTTATTTATTCGTGCTTCTTGAACTGAACCCTGTAAACCTAATGCTGTCGTTACTGCTTGAACATCTTGTGTGAATGGCCCTAAAGCCTTTCCTAATTCAGCAGTACCACTAACAAGCTGCGATATAGCTGAACCTATCTGAGTACCAACAAGAGATAATGCGAAAGCTGCCTGACCACCTATTATACCTCCAGCGAATCCACCAGCAGCACCTCCAGCAGCAGCTAATGGACCTTGCCCAAATAATAAAGGAAAAGCACCACCAATAGCTGCACTAGATAAAGTATCTCTTCTAATTCTTTTATCTCCAAGTGTTCTATTTCTTTGAAATCTTCTAAATCTTCCTCCTGCACTTTCAGCAATCTGTTCTTTAATAACTTTTGCATCTTGCCGTAAAATTTTACTTCTTTTATCATTAATTTTGTCAGCATCTTTAAAAATTGCTTTTATTTGTTTTTCTCTATCAACTCTTCTTTTATTATGTGTTGCTACTCTTGAAGCACTTTTTTTACGAATATCTGCAATTTCTTTTACGACTCTTTTTTCAGTGTTTATATCAGCTAAAGCACTTTTTATTTTTGTTTCAACGGGTGATCTTGGAGCACTTATCACTGAAGCATCTTGAGAAAATTGTGCAAAACGTGAAGGTCGTTTAGCTCCTGAAGGTTGATCTCTTAAGTTCTCAAAAGCGGGTGCAGAAGGATCACGAAATCTTGCTTGATTTCTTGCAATAGATTTAGCAATAGGATCAGATTTTATACCTCTGGCTTTATTTAATACTGCATTTCTTCTTGCTAGTTCGTTATTTAATTCTCTTTCAGCTATAGCCTGATCTTTAGCAGCACTGGTAGCTTCTTTACTTACTAATATAGAATTAGCAAAAACCTTCTGAGTATCTCTTAAAGCTTTACTAAAATTTGCAACAGTAGGAAGATTTTTAGATGTTGTTTCAGCAAATCTAATAAAAGCTTTATTTATTAATTCTATTTGTGGAGCTAATTTATCAACAGACTTGCCTAATGCGTTTAATTGATTTGCACCTTTAACAGCAATTTTTATGTCAGCTTGATATGCCACTACTTAAAAACAAAAGGTTACTTTATTTTAGCTTATCTCCTACGTTTTGCTTTTTCAAATGCCTTTTCTTGTTCTTCGTTAATTATTTGAAAATAACAACTCCAACCAATTATTTCATCTATAGTCATATTTCTTACCTCTGCCAAACTCTTTCCTAATTCTTTTGCAACACCAAACTGTAACATCATAAAATTATCTTTTTTTAACTCAGCCGTTAGTCTTTTGGGTCGATTGTATCTTCCTCACTATTAATTACAGCTAACATTAAAGATTGTAAATCACTATCTTTTACTTCGTTTTTAAGAATATCTATTTCTCCAGCCTTAAACAATCTTTGACCATTTTCATCTAAAGCTTTATTTATTAGAAGTTGTAAAGCAAAACCATTTGTATCATCTTTTGATTGTCTTTGTGCTCTATCACGTTCTGCCATTGTTAGTGGGCTTACATACATTTCAAAAATAGAACCATCAGATAATGTAACTTCTTTCTTTTTTGGTTCAAGGTTTGCTGCCTTCTGTAAACGCTGTAATGCTGATAGATTACTTGCCATAAAAATAAAATAGTATACTATTATGATAATTCAAAACATAAAAAAACCCCAGATAATCTGAGGTTTGTTAAGTTATAAAAATTTAATTTATGACTTAGATAAATCAAATACAGGTGCGGAGCTTGGTCTAAATGCAATTTCAACTAACTGTCCGTCATCTGGGTTTACGTTGAAACTTGCAGAAGTAAGAATAATATCAGCTAAAATTGATCTACTCTTAGTATCATCAACGCTTCCACCAGTTAAAACACGGTCAATATAAAGTTTTACTTTTGCTCCAGCCTGTTGACGAAGAAGAACGTCTTTCACTAATCTTGTAGCTAAGTTTGTGTCATCATCTGTTGAATAAACACTTGCAGAACCACTACCATCAGCAAAACCTGAGATAAATGTTCTAAATGGAACAGTACCAGTTAATGTCTGACCAATCTCAGTAACATCAATCTCTGCTCTTGTAATTTCAAAACTCCACTCTCTTACGTTTCCTACAACTTCTGGGGCTGTGAATGTAATACTTGCGAATGTTCCAGCAACAAAGGTAGGTGCGGCTGAAGCTGTTACGGCTGCTCCCCCTGCTGTTGATGAAAGCGTTATAACACCAGTTGAATCATCATAAGTTTTCACAAAATAATCTGCTGCTGGAATAGCATTAGTAACTGTAGATCCTGATGGATATGCAAGTGTTACTTTGTCATTAACTTGGTATCCTAATTGAGATCCAACAGTAATATTTCCTCCTGATGATGGGAAAGCTGATGCCGCAAGATTTGTTGCACTTGTACCAGCAGGAGAATAAAATAAAGCTCCTGAAGTACCCGATAGAACTGTAGCCATTTTTAATAATTCTAAGGTTTGAACATACGGGTACTACCCGATATGTCTATAGGATAGCGTGAATCTAACTAAAGATTCAAGAAATTACTTCAGCTTGAAAATTTGTTTCTAATAATGAAACAAAGAATGGTCTGTCAGTGTCAAAACTAGGACCAGTAATCTCTCCAGTTCTTACATAAATACCACTATCAGGCTTACCTGTATTATTTATAGTTTGTAATGAAGTAA